GAAGACGAACTCCCCCTCCACTCCCAAAACTTCGAGGAGAGCTTTCTCCTCGTCAGTGACGCGCAACGGCGCGACACGAGCTTTCTTGGGGTTTCCACCCTTCGACTTGCCGATGTGGCGGAAGAAGGGCCTTCCGTCAGCAGCTTCCATGACCTCTCCAGTCTTCTTGGAACTCTCGATCAGAGACCTAGTGTGGTCCCTGTAGTTCCTAAACTCCTGGAAGGGGTCCTGGACACGGCTGGGGGGGGCGTCGACGAGACTGGCATACGTGAAGCCAGTGGCCTCAGTGAGCGCAGTGTGGTCGCCATCGAAGAGCTTCGTGAAGAGGCGGTCGATGTCCGCGGGAGTAGCATCACGCTTCTGGATCTGCGGCTGATCGAAGTTTCCACGGGTGGTGGTCGTGGTTGCCCACGTACACTCACCTTTCAGAAACCCCGTGAGAACAGGGGCCAGCTGCGGTGCGAGAGACTCCACTGCGGACTGATAGTCCTTCATGAGTTGTCCTTCTTTGGTGAGGCCAGCCTTGGCCTGTCTCTCCATGCGCTCATGAGGCGTCTCCTCAGGCGGAGCGAGATAGTCAGTCTTCTCGAACGCGTGGGGATCCTCGGGAGCCGTGGCGGGCTCATCGGGAGCATTGGCTGACTCGCTGAACTTCACTTTCTTTCCAAGGCTGGTACCCCCGTTAGGGGAACGCCTGTTAAGGCTGCCAGTCAACTTTCTCTTGGAGAGGGTGGAGTCGTTGCGCCCGCCGACATAGTCGGATTCGTAGCCGTCCTCGTCATCATACCCATGAATCTGACCCCTGATCTCGCGATCCTCGCGATCCCAGACGTCGTCGTCGTGGTAGATGTCACGGACAACTTCTTCCTTGTCGTTGAGCGTGAAGTCCTCAAGGTCCTCCCAGCGGGAGAACATCTCTTGCTTGTCGCTGTAGACAGACGACTCGCTCAAGAGAGCTCCAACTGTGACCTTGGCTCCAGCGCTGATCGTCCCGTTGAGGTGAAGGGAGAGTGCAGCAGCACAAGCACCGTGGTTGCGTCCATTCTTTGCGTAGTCGCCGCAGATGTGCATGCCGACGATGGCGTTGCCACCTGTGGCTGTGCGAAGAATGACAGGGCTTCCGGAGAAACCCGGCAGGGTGCTCACCTTGTATGACACGGTGCCGTACTTGGATTGCTCCAAGCCGTTGACGATCATGTCACCAAAGCTCTCGTAGATGCCCTCAGCATCTGCTCCATACACACGGACCCTTCCGGATCCGCGAGTGGACAGCTGAGTGCGCTTCATAGACTTCGACCCGATCTGGGACCAGGTACTCTGGGGAAGCTCGGCGCTTGCGATGTCAGCACCAGTCTGCTCATACTTCTCCACAGGAGGCGTGGTGAAGCAAGTGTTGACCCTCACGCGAGACTTAGCACCCTGAACCCAAAGCTCAGAGGCATTCTCAGCAAGGTGGCGAGCAGTCACGAGAGTGTTCTCATAACGCCAGCCGACTCCTGCGACAGTCTCACCTTCGAAAAGGACAACAATCCCCTGGGGGAGAGCGGAGGTCGGAATACGCTTCACCGGGTGGGAGCCCGCCAGCGTGGACTCCGAAAAGCCCAAGAAGCTGCCGCCCACTGAGGTGTAGTCGTACTCGGGGGAAAGGAGGCTTCCCGCGAGGTCTGTACCTTTCGTCTTCTTCAGGTCGACCCT